TGGCGACTATATTGGCGCGGAATGGCGCGGAATGTTTATCGGCATAGAGGAGGACGGATATACGCACTCGTAACCAATAAATGACAGGTCGGGAAACGGCGGGCATTGCCCGCCTTTTTCTTATGGTCGGGTCGGGCCTAGGTACTTAGGCCCAATGTCGATTAATCTGGAGCGATCCCAAATAGGCGGTTCACGTCGGGCGCGCCCCCTCTCGGGATGGAGCCGGGTGGGATAGAGTTTTGAACAAATAACCATGGACAGTTTTCATTGGACCGGGTCCCTTGGACGCCTGGCATATACAGTTGCTACTTTAGAAAATAATGTTTAAATGGTTGTAGCCAATTTAACATTATTTGGGGTGTAGATTTGCGAAACGCGCCTGACGAAGTGTTACGCGAGGTACTTGCGCTGGAGGAAGCGCAGCGGAAACTTTCGGTACGAAAACGTGCTGAGGGCAACTTCATGGAGTTTGTAAAGCACGTTTGGCCGGACTTCATTGAGGGGGCTCACCACAGGAGAGTAGCCGAGGAATACCAGAAGTTGGCCGGGTCCCGTGGAGCACGGGTCATCATCAACATGCCCCCACGGCATACCAAGTCGGAGTTTGCCAGTTACATGCTGCCGGCGTGGCTTATAGGGAAGAACCCCAAGTTAAAGATCATTCAGACGACGCATACTGCGGAGCTTGCGGTGCGGTTTGGCCGTAAGGTGAGGAACCTTATGGAGACGAAGGAGTACAAGGAGGTTTTCCCGGATGTGGAGCTTAGTGTGGATTCCAAGGCAGCGGGACGCTGGGACACGGGCCAAGGCGGCGAGTATTACGCGGCTGGTGTGGGAGGTGCGATTACAGGTCGCGGTGCTGACCTTCTCATTATTGATGACCCGCATTCGGAACAGGACGCTCTTTCGGAAACGGCGCTCGAGCACGCCTACGAGTGGTACACCTCTGGACCCCGTCAGCGTCTACAACCAGGTGGGTCTATTGTAATAGTAATGACCCGGTGGTCGTTAAAGGATCTCACCGGAAAACTCATCAAGGCGCAAAGCTCCGACATTATGGCCGACCAGTGGGAGCTTGTGGAGTTCCCCGCCATACTTCCGAGTGGCAACGTCCTGTGGCCAGAGTTCTGGAACAAGGACGAGTTGCTCAGGGTCAAGGCTTCGCTCTCGCTCAGCAAGTGGAATGCGCAGTGGCAGCAGAACCCGACAGCCGAGGAAGGGGCGATCATAAAGAAGGAGTGGTGGAACAAGTGGGAGAAGGACACCACCCCTGTCGTGAGTTACATCATGCAGAGTTACGACACGGCGTTCTCGAAAAAGGAAACTGCCGACTACTCGGCCATTACCACGTGGGGGATATTCAGTCCCGTGGAAGGGGAAGCGGACAACATCATACTTATGGACGCGCAGCGTGGACGGTGGGACTTCCCCGAGCTCAAGGCAAAAGCGTTAAAGGAATACAAGTACTGGGAACCGGACATGGTGCTCATCGAGGCGAAGGCTACGGGTACGCCGCTCACCGACGAGTTGCGAGCCATGGGGATACCCGTGGTGAACTATACCCCGTCGAAGGGGAGGGACAAGCACACCAGGATGCATATGGTCGCGCCGATATTCGAGTCAGGCAAGGTATGGGCGCCGGAGAAGAAGTTCTCGGAGGAGGTAATTGACGAGTGCGCCGCGTTCCCCAACGGGGACTACGACGATTACTGCGACTCGATGTCGATGGCGCTCATTAGATACCGTAAAGGGGGCTTCGTTCGTCTTGACAGTGACGAGGAAGATGACGACCCTGTTCACAAGCCTACATATCGTACATACTATTAGGAGTATTGCAGTGAAGATGATTTTAGCTCGACTCAGTGAACCATCGACTTACGCTGGGGTAGCCGCGATGCTGGCAAGTCTCGGAGTCATGGGGTTTAACGAAGGACAATGGACGATGCTGTTTGGAGCAGCCGCCGCCGTGGCCGCCGCCGTGGCAATGGTACTCCGGGAGAAAGGATAACCTTAATGGGTTGGATTGCCTTATTCAGAGGCATTCTAAAGTTAGGCTCGATATTAGCTCGTATCATTCAACAGAAACAATTAATGGACGCTGGGGAAGCAAGGGCAATAAGCAAGGGCTTACAGGATGCTACTTCAAAGATGGATGAAGCCAGTAAAGCTATCCGCGATCTTAGGGGCAGTCCTCGTCTTCGCAGGCGGTTGCGCCGGAAATTCTCCGCTTCCGACAAGGATTGATTATGTCCCTTGTAGCCAGTTGCCCGGTCCATTTTTATACCGGGACGGCGATCAGGAAGAAACAATGCGATGGGGCGATGAATATAATACTATTTGGGAGGTTCTCTGCGTCGAGGATCTCGCTGGGTAAAGGAGTCTCCGAATAATGGCTAATGGTCGTTCAGCAATGGTCGATAGCGCAATCCCGTCGCAGGGAATGCCTTTGGGTGGCGCATCCGAAGAAGAGATCGAAGTCGAAGAGATTGAAGAACCAACAGGAATGGAGGAACAGGAAGACGGTTCCGTGGTTCTTAATTTTGGGGAAATGGTCCAGGATGAACTTCAGGCCGAGCCGGACGCCAATCTCGCGGAGATAGTGGACGAACGCATCCTTATGGAAATTTCCAGTGAGATGCTGGCTTTTTACGAAGACGACAGGTCCAGCCGTCAGGAGTGGGAAAACACCTATACCGAGGGTCTGAACCTTTTAGGAATCAAGTACGAGGAACGGGAAGAACCGTTCCGTGGTTCGAGCGGCGTTACCCATCCCCTTATTGCAGAAGCTGTAACCCAGTTCCAGGCGCAAGCTTACAAGGAGCTTTTGCCGAGTTCCGGTCCTGTGCGGACACAGATCGTGGGGGCCACCAACTCTGAAATTGAAATGCAGGCGGCACGTGTCAAGGAGTTTATGAACTACCAGATTATGCATGTCATGGAGGAGTTCGATCCTGAGACAGACCGGCTACTGTTCTATCTCTTTGACGATATCCTGGACCGTGCCGTAGCGCGGTTTGTCCCGGCGGACGATCTACTTGTCCCGTACAACGCTGTGGATCTGTCGTCGGCATCGCGCATTACTCATATCATCCGCATGAACGAGAACGACATCCGCAAGTTCCAAGCTGGCGGCTTTTACCGGGATATTGAATTAAAGCCCTATATAGGGTCAGACGAGCTCCGCGAGAAAGAGCGGGATTTGGCCGGCATTATGAAAACGGCGGACACTGACGACTGCACGTTACTGGAGGTACATACTGATCTGGATCTGGCTGGGTTTGAACACCGCAGTCCCATCGATGGCGAACCAACCGGGATCAAGCTTCCTTATATAATTACTATTGACGAGGGGAGTTCCAAGGTTTTATCCATTCGTCGCAACTGGAAGGAAGGCGACGAGTTCTATCGCAAGATCCAGTACTTTACTCATTACAAGTTTTTGCCCGGACTAGGCTTCTATGGCCTGGGTCTTCTCCATATGATTGGTGGACTTGGGCGCTCCGCGACTTCCATCCTGAGACAATTGATTGATGCCGGCACATTAGCGAATCTTCCCGCTGGTTTTAAGGCTCGCGGCATCCGTATTCGTGATGCTGATGTACCCCTTTCTCCTGGCGAGTTTCGTGACATTGACGTTCCTGGCGGGGCTCTTAAAGATAGCATTCTCCCTCTCCCGTATAAGGAACCGAGCCAGACGCTTATGGCTCTTCTTGGGTTTGTCGTAGACGCCGGACGGCGTTTTGCGGCAATCACGGACTTACAGGTTGGTGACGGCAACCAGCAGGCCGCGGTAGGAACGACTGTCGCTCTTCTCGAGCGAGGGTCGAAGGTAATGTCCGCCATACACAAGCGGCTACACTATGCGCAGAAAATTGAATTTAAGATGCTGGCCAGGGTGTTCGCTGAATCGTTACCCCCTATGTACCCCTACAACGTATGGGGCGCCGAAGCCCTTATCAAACAGACGGATTTCGATGACCGTGTCGATATTATTCCAGTTTCTGACCCGAATATCTTCTCGATGTCTCAAAGACTTGCGCTGGCTCAGACGCAACTTCAACTGGCGCAGAGCAATCCGCAAATGCACAATCTGTTCGAAGCGTACCGTCGTATCTACGAAGCGATTGGGGTGCCTAATATTGAGGGTATTTTACCGACGCCAACGCCGCCCCAGCCCACGGACCCCTCTATAGAGAACGCGAAGTCCATTATTCAGGAACTTCTTCAGGCGTTTCCGACGCAGGACCATGACGCCCACATCGCGGCTCATATGATGTTTATGAAGACGCCAATTCCGGCGTCCACGCCGCCTATATTTGCTCTTCTTCAGGCTCATGTTTGCGAACATATTGCATTCAAGGCACGGGGAGTAGTAATGGCGGAAATGATGATGGCGGAACAGCAAGCGCAGCAAGCAGGGCAACAGCCGCAGCAAGTGGACGTGGAAGCAAGGGTTGCCCAGCTTATTGCTACTTACACGGAAGAGATCCTGACGGCACTATTGCCGCCGGGTGGGGGTCAGGTAGACCCGCTGGTACAGTTGCGCGATAAGGAACTGGATATCAAGATCGCGGACATGGAGAGGAAAGCCACCGAGTTTTCGGAGAGGCACTCGTTTGAGGAACGGCGAGAAGGGGAACGTCAAGATATAACCCGTGAGAAGATTGATTCTCAGGAGGATATCGCGTTACTCAGGGCCGATATAAATCTGGAACGCATCGAGAAGATGGGTTCCGGGGGAAGAGGTAACTAGTTATGGGAAGCTCTAAGAAATGGATTCAGAAGGCTACTGACCGTATGAAAGAAAAGGGAACGGTTGGTTCCTTTAGTGCGGCAGCGAAACGGGCGGATAAGTCCACGGCATCGTATGCTAGGGAAGTATTGGCGAACCCTGGTGATTTCTCTGGGACTACCCGTAAACGGGCGCAATTCGCCGAGAATGTGAGTGGTTTTGCTGAAGGGGGTGCCATAGACGTGACCTATGGTACGCATGACGTGCCTGTAGAATGGGGCCGCACTGAGATGGATTGGGAAAGCCATAAGCTTATCCGTGGAACGCAAGCCCAGGTCCGTGGTCGTTACTACAACGACAATGACGGAGAAGGAACTTTCTAATGGTTAGTAGAAGCGAAGATCCGTTACCCCCCGTTAAGATAAAGGTAAAGTCAGGTGATACCCTTAGTGGTCTGGCCAAAAAACATGGGGTTACCTTGGATTCTATTTTACAAGCCAACCCTCAAATAAAAGATCCTAATAAGATTTATGTAGGCCAGAATGTGATAATTACAACGGATAAGCAAGATCAAGGCAGAGTCTACAAGGGGTGGGAAAGGAAACATCCTAAAACTGGTAAGACACTGGGGGAATCAGTTCGTGCAGGGAAAAATCCTTATAAGGCTCTTCCTAGTCAAAAGAAGCGTGGTGTCGTAAAGCGTAAAAAAGGCGGATCTTCCTTTAAAGGTGTTTTTTAAATGTTTCACGTGAAACATTCGGAGTAAGGTTATGAAACGGGACCTGACCGCACAAGTGTCGGAACAGATGGGTATCTCCAAGAAGGAAGCTGGAGGTCTTATGGCCAAGGCCAAGAAGGCCAACGATTTAGAAGGATTCCAAACGGGAGGACTTCGCCC